GTTGGGTACGAACCGGCCAGCAACGCGTAAGCTAATTGCATCTTGGTGCGAACCACAAAGTGGTTGTCGTATTCAGGCTTGGTCACGCAGCTTCTCCTGTTCTTTTGCATAGGCGTCGGCCAAGTACGCAGACAAACGCTTGATGCGGTCTGAGTGGTAGGCTGATATGCGGAGGGAGTACTCGGCTGCGCTTTGTGCAGCAAGAAGAGAGCGCTGGGCTTCTTCGTATTCGCGTTGGGCGATGGTGATGGGGCTTGGCATCTTGAAGTGTTCTCTCAATGCAAGCACGATCTGACGCAGGGCGTTCATGTGATTCCTTTCGATTCTGGTTTAGCTGGTTTACTAGGTGTCGTTGTCGACGGGTTGGATGATAACACTGCTTTCATCGGGTCTGTCAACAAATAAATAAAAAATATTTTTATTGCGCGTCGCATGTAAACAACGCTATCATGCCGCCCTATGACAACTCGTGAAATAATCCAACGCTTTGGTGGCCCGGTCAAGCTGGCTGCCCTGCTGGGCATTCGCTCGCAGGCTGTTAGCTTGTGGGGGTCGAAAGGTTTGATCCCTGTTGCCCGCGTACCCCAGCTCGAACGTATCGCCCGAGGCTTGCGCCTTGGCCTGCGTGCAGAACAAATGCGACCTGACATTGACTGGTCGGCTTTGCGGGGTCGCAGGTAGTGCAAGAGGTTCGAGTCCTGTTGTCGATCGAGGCGGTGCGCGAGCTGGTTCAAGGCTCGGAGCTGGTGATAGACGACGGTGAGCTTAGAATTATTTTGAGTTGTAATGATGAGGCTGTTGCCACATTCAGAACGCAGGTCGAGCGCGCGTTGCTCCACATGCTGCCTGTTGGGGAGACGCCACACTAAGAGCAGCGGCAATACACGATCTGCCAGCATGAGTCGCCAGAGTACGCGTAAACCTCTGGGGCAAGCAACAGTGCAAGAACATTCGTGTGACACTTCGGAGAGACGAAGACCATCACGCATGGGGATTGATAGGTCGGCGCGAGATTCGCCGTTCAAGCCAGAAGGCGGTGGGTTCGATCCCCACCAGTCCCCAGTCGTGTTGGCGAACACTGTCAAAGGAAAGTCGCTATGCCCATAGCATAGAGGTGACGCACAGGTAAGTAGCCAACAACCTACACAGAAGCCGGGGGTCGTTACCCGCAGCGCGAAGTCCCGGAGTGGCCGGGCGGCTTCTGTGTTGGTGAATGCGCAGGCTGATGCGTGCAGCGGTCCACGTAGTGATCCCCCGCCTTGACGCAAGTCGAATGGGGTAAATAGAAAGTGGAAACGAGATGCAGGGTGAAAGTTTCCCCCTCTGACCCGTTAAATCGGAAAGCTGGATATCAGTACCAGCCACCAACAACCTACATCCGAGCTGGCCGGTTGCCAGTGTGTAAATTGGAGATGAAGATGCTTTCAAGAACAGAGTATTTCAAAGACCTTCTGGCTGACTGCCTAGAAGCCACGCGTGAGTTGCGACTTGACCCGGCTGATGAGGCCATCATCGTTGCAGCATTGATCAAGTCTGACAGTGACAACGGCCTGCGCAAGGCGTTGCTGCAAGTGCAGTCTTTGGTGACCAAGCCCCAGTACTCACACATCTAAGCGGGGTCATCATGAACAACAGACCAACGGCTCTGCCCGTTAATACGCTGTCTATCCCCGACGATTTAAAAGCCCTGTCCCGCTGGGTGCTGTGGCGCTACACGAAAAAGAAAAAGCCCAACGGCGAATTCGTGTGGAGCAAGATCCCATTCACATGCGAGAACGCCTACGCCAGCTCGACCAACAGCGCGACGTGGTGCACGTTCGACGAAGCTGCCGACGCATTGCTGATGGGTGACTTCGACGGCTTGGGCATTGTGCTGGGCGGTGACCTTCACGGCATCGACCTTGATGATTGCCGAGACCCTAAGACAGGCGAGCTCAATGCGTTTGCCAGAGAGGTCGTCGAGCGCGTGCATGGTTACGCTGAGGTCAGCCCCTCCGGCACTGGCCTGAAGATTTTCTGCAACACAAACCTCGACGGCTCTCGCACCAAGAAGGAGGTCGGCGTCGAGCTGTACAAGGACGGTCGTTACTTCACCGTCACCGGCCGAGTGCTGAACGGACGTGCCGGCTACAGCCACGGCGTGCAGGACCTGAACTGGTTGGTCGAGAAGGTCTGGGACGAACAGCTGGGCGCTGCGCCAAGTGACGACGACGGATCGTTCTTGATGACGATGAAGTCCGCGCTCGAGGGCTGGGACCTTGACCGCGTTGTCGATGAAGTGCTCGTTCACTTAGACCCCGATGGCGGCTACGAAGAGTGGCTCAAGGTGGGTGCTGCCCTGCACCACCAAGGCGGTGGCGATCACGAGTGGCTCGACGCATGGGACAACTGGTCGGCCGGCTCAAGCAAGTGGGTCGACGGCTACTGTGCTGAGAAGTGGTCCAGCTTTAGCCAGCAACGCGCCAACGGTCGCGGCGCTGTGACTCTTGCGTCGATGCTGCACATCACCAAGGACGCACGCGAAGGCGCCAAGACAGACAAGCGTGAGGCTGCCATGCAGTTGATGATGGAGGCCATCGACAAGTGCACCGACGCTCACCAGCTGCAAGAGAAGATCGCAGCGCAGGTCGCGCACACGGCCGAGATCTCTGACATCGAACGCGAACAGATCGCTGTGGCCATCCAGTCGAAGATCAAGGACCTAGGCACCAAGCTGCCGATGGCCACGATACGTGGCTGGGTGCGCTCACGAGTGAAGGCAACCGGCGGCTTCGTTCACTTCAACGACGACGGCTACCCCACCTGCACGCTGCCCAACTTCAGAGCGCTGATCGACAAGGTCGACTACTCGATCAGGTACAACGTGATCAAGAAGGCGATCGAGCTGCTGATCCCGAACACGTCCTTCACCCGCGACAACCGAGACAACGCGGCCATCTCGCATGTGTTGAGTCAGTGCGAGATCGTGCGCATGCCAACCAAGCACGTTGCTCAGTACACCGTCACGCTGGCAGACGAGAACCAATACAACCCTGTGGCCACATGGATCGAGTCGACACCTTGGGATGGTGTCTCACGGCTGGATGAGTTCTACTCCACGGTCAAGGTGGCACACGGCGAAGAGATCAAGCGCAAGCTGATGCGCAAGTGGTTGATCCAAGCGGTGGCCGCAGCGTTCAGCCCCGACGGCATAGCCAACCAAGGCATCTTGACTTTCGTCGGTCCGCAAAACATCGGCAAGACGACTTGGTTCCAGAGGTTGGCGCCGGCGGCACTTGACGCGATCCTCACAGGCCACACGCTTGACATGCGAAGCAAGGACTCGATCTTCATCGCGCTGTCGTACTGGATCGTGGAGCTGGGCGAGCTCGATGCAACCTTCTCCAAGTCTGAGATCAGCGCACTGAAGTCCTTCGTCACCCAGAACATGGACAAGATCCGTCGCCCCTACGCCGCTGCCGAGTCCAACTTCGGACGACGCACTGTGTTTGGTGGCACAGTGAACGAGGCCCTGTACCTGAACGACCCCACAGGCAACCGACGCTTCTGGTCCATCGAGGTCGAGGGTTTCGATCTTGATCACGACATCGACATGCAACAGCTGTGGGTTGAAGTGCTGACGATCTGGCAGGGCGGTGAGGTGTGGAACCTGAACAAGGAAGAGGTCGAAGAGCTAAGCAAGCACAACGAAGAGTTCACCGTGACTGACCCAATCGAGGAGCGCATAGCGTCCGCATTTGACTGGAACATGCTTGGACTGTGTGACGAATCGTGGGTGACGGCGACCGATGTGCTGTTGAAGATTGGTGTCCGTGAACCCACAAAAGGGCAAACAATCACTGCGGGCAGGGTATTACGTCGACTCAATGGCGGTCAGAGACGCAAGTCAAACGGTCGTGTGTTGCACTTGGTGCCGGTCGATGAGTCAGAGTTTTTAGGGTAATCAGACATGCAAAACGATCTACTACCCTGCCTACTACCCTGCGGTACTACCCTGCTTCAAACCCGCATAAACACTGGACATTCTACTAATAAGGGTAATAAGGGTAATAGAAATTTAAGTACATATTTAGGTAGATTTGTAATATGAAGAATGAAAATGACAGTTTTACACTAGTAGGTTTAGAGAAAACATATCTAACACCCTGCCCTCTTACCCTGAACTGGAATTGACCATGAGCGAAAAGAAAATCGAGGAGCGGTTGGCCAACAGGGCGAAAGCCAAGGGCGGCATTGCCATGAAGTTTGTCAGCCCAAGCCGAGCTGGTGTGACGGACCGGATCGTGCTGCTGCCAGTGCCACCTGAGCACCGCGAGATTGTGGCCAAGTATTTCAAGATGGTGGAGGTCAAGGCCAAGGGCGAAGTGCCAAGACCTTTGCAGGTTTACTTTATCAACCAGATCACCGAGCTGGGGCACTGCGCCACTTGGGTTGATTCAGCGGAGGCAGTCGATGCACTTTTCGCCTAGACACGCACAAGAGGTGACGATTGACCGCATGGTCAACAGTCCGTATCAACTGATCGCACTGCGCATGGGCGGCGGCAAGACCGTGTCGGCACTGACAGCAGCGGACCACCTGATGAACGAGGTGTTCGAGATCAAGAAGGTTTTGGTGGTGGCGCCCAAGCGGGTGGCCGAGCTGGTGTGGCACACCGAGGCAAGCAAGTGGGATCACCTGAAGCGCATGCGTGTGGCCAAGGTTCTTGGCACACCGAAGCAGAGGGCCGAAGCACTGGCCAGCGAGGCGGACGTGTACGTGATCAACCGGGAGAACTTCTCTTGGCTGGTCAACACCGTGGCGCCTTGGCCATTCGACATGGTGGTGATCGACGAGAACAGGGGCTTCAAGGACCGCAGCAGCCAGTCGTGGAAATCCCTCAAGTCTGTTCGCGACAAGGTCAAGAAGCTGTTCATCCTGAGCGGCACGCCCGATCCGAACGGTGACCTGTTGGACCTGTGGGCACAGATCAGCATCATGGACAGTGGGCGCAGGCTGGGCACGGGCATCACCAAGTACCGGGACAAGTGGTATTCGCCAGACAAGCGCAACGGCACGGTGATCTACAGCTGGAAGCTCAAGTCGGGTGCACGCAACGAGATCCATACGGCGGTCAAGGACGTGATGGTGAGCGTGGACAGCGGGGTGACGCTGCCGGGGCGCATCGACAACGTGGTGCCAGTGGCATTCGACATGGCCAGATACCGTGAGCTGGAGCAGAACCTTGTGACGGGCAACGTGGTGGCGGTCAACGCCGCAGTGCTGGCTGGCAAGCTGGGCCAGATGGCCAACGGCGCCGTGTACGACGACAACAAGCAGGTGCACGAGATCCACCAAGCCAAGCTCGAGGCGCTGCAAGAGATCGTGGAGCAGGGCGAGCCGGTGTTGTGCTTCACCAGCTACGTGCACGACATGGACCGGATCTTTGAATGGTTCAAGGACGTGACCCGGTGCAAGGTTGTGAAGTTTGACGGCGAGGCGTCACTGCGCCAGTGGCAGCAAGGCAAGATTGACCTGATGCTGATGCACCCAGCAAGCGGTGGCCACGGCGTGGACGGCTTGCAGGTGGGCGGCCATGTGATCGTGTGGTTCGGCTTGCCATTCAGCCTTGACCTGTACGAGCAGGCCAACGCACGGATCGAAAGGTCTGGCCAGACGGATGAGGTTGTGGTGCACCATCTCGTGTCGGTCAACACAATCGATGAAAGAATCATGGCGGTGTTGGCCAACAAGGGCAACATGCAGCAGGCGTTGTTGGATGCGGTAAACGAAGCAAAGGGGAAGTGATGTTTAAAGAACGAATTACCAAGGCGCAGGTGTCCAAGAATTTGGGCGAGGTGCCGGTCAATGAGATTGGCGACGTGGACTTCGTGCGAGCGTGCGGCATGGCGGGGGTAAATAACGCGCTGGGGCTGTCCATTTGGCGTTGGAGGTATGCAGGTGACACCCGAGAGGTTTTTCGCATTGCAGAGGCTTTTGTGGAGCTTGGGCACCCGGTCACCGTGGTCTACAAGGTGATGCACCACTTGTCCAAGGACGTGTGCCCTACCTGCCACGGGCGGGGCTTTGGGATTTTGAAGGGGGCGCCCGTGTTGAGCGACGAGATCTGTGTCGACTGCCGTGGCACTGGGCGTCGAGACCTAGAGGGTGAAGCAGAAAAAAGTTTGGCCGCTGAAATCGCCCGCCTTGAGCAGGAGATCGCAGCGGCCATCATGAGGAAGCTGGCTAGGCAGCTTGACTTCTAACGACTTGCCCGCAGCACGGGCAGATCGGTTTGTCCTCCCGGCGCTTGATAGCGCGGTGGACGGCTGACTGGTTCACGCCTGCCTGCTTGGCAGCCGCGTAGACAGTCAGTCCAGACTCGACCAAGTCGACGGCCAGCATGGTCCTTGATTTGGTGGGTAGGTATTCAGGTTCCAAGTCTTTGTCCTTGGACCAGACCGACAGAGCGGTGTCTGGCCACTGGTCCGGCTTGGATGTGAAGGCCGAGGCCGACATCTTGCCTGCGTTGTCCCATGCCACGAGGTACTTGATGTCGTCCTGAGCAGCGAACGATCGCAGCTTCTCGCGCACGTTGGTCGACCACGGCAGGTCTAGGAATTCATTAAGGTTGAGTTGTTTCATTGGTCAGTCTTTCGAGATGGGGACACAGACGTACTTTTCAGTGACGACCATGCCTTCTTGTTTGGGGATAGCCCGCACGCAATCACTGCGGGACTTGTAGTTGATGGCGTACTGAGGTTCGCACCTGCTTGAGCAGAGCATGAAGACAAGGGCCCATGTTGCGGTCATACACTGCGCCTTTCACCTTTGTTGCACTTGGTGCAAAAGCGAACTTGCTTGCCGTCGTCGATCGTGCCCCACGGAGCCCACTTGTGCCAGCAGTCGTGCAAAGAGATCTTGATGAGCTCCCAAACGGCGAGGCCAAAGATGGCGACAATGGCCATAGCGCCGAAGACGGCAAATGATTCAAAGAATGACATTTCAATTTTCCTTTTTCATAAATTTGATAAGGCCGTCAATGCCACGGCGTTTGTTGGGTGTGCCCCTGATCCACCACAAGCCAGTGCTTGGCCAAAAGTCGATGGGCTGGCTGCCCTTCATGAGAACCAAGTGGACGCCGTAGTTGTTGGACGTGAACGTCAGGCCAGCTTCGGTGAGCTGGCGTGTTGAGAACGCAAGGTTGCTGCGCTTTTTCTTTTGTTTGTAGGCCCGGAACTCGGCCCAGCCTTCGGCCATGTCACCCATCACTTCACCTTGAGCGGTTTGGTGAGCGCGCCTTTGCGCAGGGCCTTGTCATCCCGATAGGCTTTGAGCAAACGCTTGGCCGCGTTCTTGGCCTTCTGACGTTCACGACTGGTGGCAGCCGAGCCGTCGTATTCGGGCATGTTGAGCAGGGCCTCGAGCACGAGGGCAAAGTCAGCAACGTTTGACATTAGAAGGGTCTCCAGATAAACATGTCGAGCACGAGCACGACGGTGGCAGAGATGTAGGTGGCTGCGAAAATTAAGCGTTCAAACATGATGGCTCCTTGATCAAATTCATTTGGCGGTCGCGAAGGGCGTCGATCTCAGCCCATAGCTTGATGTAGTAGGGGTCGTCGGTTGGCAGGTCCTTGCGGATGGCCAACGTGTCGTAGCAGTCGATCATGGCCCGACGGCAGGTGTAGTAGTCGTAATCCTTTACCTTGTTGGTAAAGATTTCGTAGAAGTTGTTGTAGCTCATGCGGTTTCTTTCTGGCCGTAGAAGTCGAACACGCGTTGACGAATCTCGTCCAAGCGGGCAACAGCGCGGGCCTGTTGTAGGCCAACGTTCTTGTCAGTGCAACGAACCTTCTTGCCGATCTCGAGCACAGCGAAGAAGTCAGCAAAGATGGCGGTGGTCACGACACCGGGGCCGCTGACAAAACCAACGCTGGCATAGGTGGCCAAGTCACCAGCAGAATTCTTGGATGTGGTGATGTCGAGCACAGCCTTGCGACCGTTCAACTCGAAGGTCTCACGGCCTTCGGCTTTCCAGCATTTGTTACCCCAACGTTCACGGCGAATAAGCGATTCCATAGTCGATCTCCAAAAAGTTCTGACATCCGGTCAGATCGGTAGTGCAACCGCACTGCACAGAGCACCCGGGTGGGTGCCCTGCACGCTACGGTCAGGCTGGCAACAGCGCAGACAAGGCGCGTTGCTTCAGGTCAGCGTTGGTGCCCCACTGAGAGGACACGAAGCGGTTCTCGTCAGTGCGAGCACGAGCGTGGTGGTCAGCGTACTCAGTGAACGCGTTGAGCATGCCCCAACGAGTACCGAACACGCCGTCCATCTCAGCACCCATGCCGGCGCCGTTGAACAACGACATGACCTTCTTGAAGCCAGCGGTCTCGCGGGCCTTCTCACCGCCACCGAAGACGTCGACAGCGATGGACGCTGCCTCTTCTTCGAGCAACTCGATGTTGGCCAAGCGAGTCACGTTGTGCCGGAAGGCATCCCATGCAGCGGTGTTCAAACCCATGAACTCTTTGACAGAGGCGGGATCAAACACTGAGCGGTGAGAGACCTTGACCGAAGCCTTGGCGTCAGCCATTGCCATAGCCAGAGTGTTCTTGCACACGGTGCGAACCGTGGTGCGGCGAACCTCAGTGGCCAAGCTGCCGTCGGCGCTGGTGCTGATCAAGATGTAGCCACCGATGGTGTCGGCGACCGAAGCGGGGGACGCCTCACCGATCTTGGCCGTGGCCCAGAAGCGCTTGCCACCGTAGATGGTGCCAGCAGCAGACAGCTCCAAGCCACCAGCGCGGGCAATGTCACGGAAGAACTCGATGACTTCGCCGGGTTGAACGACTTGGTAGCGGCTGGACACAACGCCGAGAGGCGCCTTGGTGTCAGAGCGGAAGAGAACGTGTTGTTCGGGCAACTCAAGCTGTGAGCCGTCGAAGTCCGTGTTGTAGCGAACGATGCCGCGCTTGATGCGCCAGTCCATGCCAGCAGCTTCGCGCCAAGCATCGAGGCTAGTGCCATCGTCGAGTGCTTGACCCAAGCCGTGCCAAGGTGTGCCGTCCGAAGCAAGGTATGCAAATTCGACGCGGCCGTCAGCAGAGGTGGTGAGTTCGTGTGCCATGATAAAAATTCCTATTGAGACTGGTTTAGAAGCTGGCCGAAGCCAGAGTGCGGATCGCACTGCACAGAGCACCCGGGTGCCCTGCACGCTGTGATCAGCTGTTTGCGTAACCCCATTCAGGCATTACCCAACCCATCATGGCGCCTTGCATGTCAAGGTCGAGTGCGGTGCGTTTGACCTCACCGCGCAGATAAGCCTTGTACAGGTCCATCTGTTCGAGCCAGTACGCTTTGAGCGCGCGGCTGGTGTTGTTGGGGAATGGTGTGCCCGCATACATGTTGATGCGGTCTTGGATGTATTTGATGCCGTCCATGTCAGTCTCCAATCAATTCAGAAAGAACTTCGCTGTTGTAGGCGTCAGCGTTGCTGCACGCGTCGTTGCGATCGTCGGTGAAGTAGTCGGCGTTTTCTACGTAGGCGCCGTCCCGGTAGAACTTGACGACGAACTCTTCGTAGTCAAAGTCGTAGAACACAGTGGCCGCAGGGGCCCGATAAACAACTCTCATGATGTACCCCTTAAACAGATTTCAAAGCAGTGACCTTGACGCTGGTCACGCTGGTCACGCGTTCAACCAAGCTGACCTTGTCACCGAGCATGACCTCGACCTTGCGTGGGTCGTAGCTGGTGCGGTCTTGTTTGACCACAACCGCGCTGAACAGGTCGCCGTCGTAGCTGCTGATGCCGCCTTCCTTGAGGCGAGTCTTGATCTCGTCAGCTTGTTTTGTCAGGCGGCTGATGTCAGCCAGCAAACAACCAAGGTTGTCGATGTCGTCTTTGGTGATGGAAGCGATGGACTTTTTAGCCATGATGATTCTCCGATTAAAAATATCAAGCTGTCACGGCCGCTTGAATACGCCGCCAAAGAACAGCACGCTGCCCTTTGGTCATCCTTCGCACTCGGCAGTCTTGGGGACTGAGTCTTAGCGGTCTGGTCTTTGATTTCCCGCGAGGTACTTTGTAATCGACTGGTTTCCTTTTTGTATGCCGCTGAATCCTTGGCGGTGGGGGGCTTTGCTTTCCCCTTGACTCAAATGTAGCACAGTGACAGTGACTGTCTAGCACTATTTTAAAAATAATTTTTTAGGTGTTGTTTGACAGCAACAAAGTGTTGTAAAAACGCAACAAAGTTTTCTTGACTTTTGCCTGTTGACCTTAAATTTCGTTTGAGTTAATATCTGCCCGCATCCGTGCGTCTGCACGAAACCCACAAAACCGAGCCGCCTTGCGGCTCTTTTCACATCTGGAGCCCGTATGGCCAAGACAATTACGATCGAGATCGCCGACGACGGCCAGATCATGGTGATGAGCAGCGAAGGCGGCGAGCCGTATCAGTGCGAGAGCATTGACGAGTGCCGTCAGTACGTGGACAACATGTTGGCCGAAGAGGCCGGCGAGAGTCCTAAAGAGCAGGCCACAGAAGGCACCGAGGAATACGGTGCCATGTGGAATGAAGAGGCGGCCAGCCGCAAACCCCAACCCGGCCTGATGGCCTAATCCTCGGAGCAATCACATGCAAGACTATTCAAACCCAGCATCACGTAACACTATGCGCGCAGCAGGCGGCATGCTCAAAAACGGCGGCGCCATTCCCGGCCCTGTTGGCAGCAATCAATCACAAGGCCGTGGCGAGATCCCCGGCAAAGTGTCTGTGCCAATGCCCGGCACCAATGCCAACCAGAAGCCATACAACGGCGGCGTCGCTAAGACTCCCGTGGGCTTCAACAACGGCATCATCAACGGCAAGATCTAATCATGGCCAAGCCCGGTCTGTACGCAAACATCCAAGCCAAGCGCGAGCGTATCGCGGCTGGCTCGGGTGAGCGCATGCGCCAGCCCGGCGATAAAGGCGCGCCGACCAAAGCGGACTTCAAGGAGTCCGCCAAGACGGCGTCTGCTGGGCTTATCCGAAGGGCAATGAAAAATGCCAAGTAAGTCGTCAGCACAAGCCCGCTTGATGGCGGCCGCCGCCCACAATCCCGCCTTCGCCAAGAAGGTGGGCGTTCCCGTTTCAACTGCAAAAGAGTTCAACAGAGCCGACACTGAAACTGGGTTGCTACGAAAGGCAATGAGAGATGGCAAAGAAAATCGCAAGCAGCCGAAACGCTGATCTGGCCGGAGCGCCGCCCAAGCTGGCAACCGTTGACGACCTAGAGATGCCAACAGCTGCGAAGACAGGACGCAAGCACGCCAACCAGACCAAGAGCAAGAAGCCGATGGGCATCAACCTCAAGGCTGTGGCGGAGGCTTGCATTGAAGAAGGTCTCGACCCTGCGGTTGAGATTGCACGCGCATTGAAAGCTGAGATCCCGCTGTTCCGCAAGGGCGAGGCAGTGATCGGTGACGATGGCAAACAGGTGATGGTTCCCTTGCTGGACGTCGACACGCGCATGCGCACGTTGAACGAGTTCTTGCAATACACGCAGCCCAAGCTCAAGAGCGTTGAGGTCAAGATGTCTGGCACGCTAGACCTGACCAGCGAACAGCTCGACAACAGGCTCAACATGCTGCTTGCCAAGGTGACCAAGAAGTGATCGATCTATCTCGCATTGACACATCGCTGCTCGATGACGACGAGAAGCGTGAGCTGTACGACCTGCTGAGACTTAAAGACATACGAGCCAAGCGCAATCGCTTGGCCACGTATGCGCCTTACGCCAAGCAGCGCGACTTCCACGAAGCAGGCGCCTCGTTCCGTGAACGTTTGTTCATGGCGGGCAACCAGCTTGGCAAGACTTGGGCTGGCGCGTTCGAGATGGCTATGCACCTGACAGGCAAGTACCCATCGTGGTGGACCGGCAAACGGTTCCCTTACGCGATTCGTGCTATGTGTGGTTCCGAGTCGGGCGAATTGACCAAGAAGGGCATTCAGCGTTTGATGCTTGGCCCGCCTGAGATTCGCGAAGAGTGGGGCACTGGAGCGATCCCGTTTGCCAGCTTGCGCGATACGTCGATGAAGCAAGGCGTGCCCGATGCTGTGAGCTCAGTTGTTGTTCGTCATGAGTGTGGCGAGGACAGCGTGCTTCAGTTCAACTCGTATGACCAAGGCCGCACGAAGTGGCAGGCCGACACTGTGGACATCGTGTGGTTCGACGAAGAGCCACCGCTGCCAATTTATTCTGAAGGCTTGACGCGTACCAACGCGACAGGCGGTCAAGTGTTCGTGACGTTCACGCCATTGCTCGGCATGTCCGAGGTGGTCAAGCGTTACCTGCTGGAGAAGCCAGCGGGCACGAACGTGACCAACATGACGATCAGCGATGCTGAGCACTACACCAAAGAGCAGGCCGATGCGATCATCGCCAGCTACCCTGAGCATGAGCGTGAAGCTCGCGCCAAGGGCATTCCGATCTTGGGATCTGGCCGCGTGTTCCCCGTTGCTGAGGACGCGATCAAGTGTCGCGCCTTCCCCATCCCGCCGCACTGGCCGCGCATATCGGCGATTGACTTTGGTGTCGATCACCCAACAGCCGTGGTGTGGATGGCTTGGGACCGTGACACCGACACGCTCTATGTGACTGACTGCTACCGTCGCAGTGAACCCGGCATCGCTGGGCACGCGATGGCTGTCAGGGCACGAGGCGAGTGGGTGCCGATCGCATGGCCGCATGACGGCTTGCAACGCGACAAGGGTGGCAGCGGCGAACAGCTGGCCAAGCAGTACAAGGATCAGGGCCTCAACATGTTGAAGGACCGAGTCACGTTTGAAGACGGCAGCAATGGCGTCGAAGCTGGCTTGTCCGAGATGTTGACCCGCATGCAAAGCATGCGCCTGCGAGTGTTCGCGCACTTGGAAGACTGGTTCGAGGAATTCAGGTTGTACCACCGCAAGGACGGTATGGTCGTAAAGGTGAACGACGACTTGATGTCGGCAACGCGCTACGCCATGATGGGCCGGCGTTTTGCCAAGACACAGGAAGAAGCCGAAGGCAGGTTGCGCAACTCGCGCATGGCCCCCGTAGTGCCCTTCGGCATGTTTGACGAAATAGCAGGATATTGAGGAACCACATGGAAATGCAACCACAACAGATCGACGTCGAGGTCGAGTACCAAGACCCTGAAGAACTCAAGCGCCAGCAAGAAGACAAGCTCCAATCCTTTGGTGCCGGCCTTGCTGCACAGCGCGATGAGTGGATTCGTGCGCGCAATTCCTATGGCGTCGACAAGCGTTGGATTCAGGACGAAGACCAGTACAACAACAAGGACAACGTCAACAAGGCTACGAGCCAGATGATGGAGTCGGTCGAACAGGGCTACCCCGTCACGACCCACAACGCCAAGCCACATCGCTCGACGGTGTTCATTGGCATGACTCGCCAGAAAACCAATTCGGCCGAAGCCCGTCTCGCAGACATCTTGCTGCCGACCGACGACCGCAACTGGGGCATTCAGCCTACGCCAGACCCAGAGCTGATGGGCATGACCAAGAACCAAGATCCCGCGACGCACCCACAAACGGGCGAGCCGATCTTGAACGAGGGCGGCCAGCCTGTGAAGGTTCGTGACATTGCGCGTGCTGCACTGGAGGTCGCGATCAAGAAGGCCGAGGCCATGCAGACCGAGATCGAAGACCAGCTCATCGAGTGCGACTACAACGCCGAGTTGCGCAAAGTGATTCACGACGCTGCCATGCTTGGCACCGGCGTGATCAAAGGCCCATTGGTCACCAGCCGCACACGCAAGGCTTGGCAGCCAATGACCGATTCGACTGGCGCGACTGTGCACCAGATCGAGATCGTCCAAGAGCTCAGCCCTGCTTCGTTCCGAGTTGACCCCCGCAACGTGTGGGCCGACCCCGGCTGTGGCGAGAACGTGCACAACGGCAAAGGCATCTACGAGCGCGAGCAGCTCACAGCCAAACAGGTTCGTGACCTTGCCAAGCAACCCGGCTTCATGAAGGAGCAACTGCGCAAGGTGCTCGAAGAGGGTCCTAAGCAGTCGGTCACATTGCAAGAGCTGACCGATGAAGACCAACGCGACATGGCCCGCTTGACCTATGAGATGTGGACCTACTGGGGTGAAGTCGATCACGACGACCTCGAGTCCGCAGGCGTCGATGCCGGCGAAAAGGACGAGCTGCGCACACTGAGCGCAGGCGTCATCATGATCAACAACACCGTGGTCAAGGCGTTCATGAACCCCTTGGAAGACGGCGCTTTGCCATACGACTTCTACGTCTGGGAAAAGCTGTCTGGTTCGGTGTGGGGCTACGGCATCCCGTACTTGATGCGCGCCCAGCAACGCGTGTTGAACGCTGCATGGCGTCAAATGATGGACAACGCTGGCGTGTCCAGCGGTCCGCAGATCGTCATCAAGCCCGGCGCCATCCAGCCCGCAGACAAACGCTGGGAGCTCAGCTCTCGCAAGATCTGGTATGCGACCGACGACGTTGCCGATGTGCGCACAGCCTTCAGCACGTTCGAGTTCAACAGCCACCAAGCCGAACTGGCAGGCATCATCAAGATGGCCACCGAGCTGGCCGACGCTGAGACCGGCGTGCCTACCATCATGCAGGGCGAGAAGGGCAGCGCACCTGACACAGTCGGCGGCATGCAGATGCTGATGACCAGTGCAAACGTTGTGCTGCGTCGTCTGGTCAAGCAGTTCGACGACATGATCACCAAGCCACACATCCGTCGCTACTACGACTACAACATGTTGTACAACGAGGACGAAGAGATCAAGGGCGACTTCAGCATCGACGCCCGTGGCTCGAGCGCGCTGATCGTGCGTGACATCCAGAACCAATCGTTCTTGAACCTGTTGGCCGCTGGCGCCAACCCAGTCTATGGCATGTACCTCGACACGCAGAAGCTGTTCGAGAAAGCCTTGCAGGCCCAGCACATTGACCCAGCCGAAGTGTTCAAGTCGGAGGACGAGATCGAGCAGATCAAAGAGCAGCAGAAGAAGGCAGCGGCCGCAGGTCCACAGCCAGACCCAGCGATGGCTGTGGCGCAGGTGCGTGCACAGGCTGAGATGCAGAAGGTTCAAGCTCAAAACCAAGGCGACCTGCAAGAGCTGCAAGTGCGTCAGCAGATCGCCCAACAGGACGCCGAGCTGCGGGTCATGGAGCTGCAACTCAACAAAGAGATCGAGATGCTCAAGATGTCCAACAACCAAAACATCAGCCTCGAGGCTATCAAGGCCAAGCTGGCCGAGGTGGCCATCAAGGAACGAAGCAAGAAAGAGCTGTTCGCTGCCGAGCGCGATCTGGCGATCCGGACCGGATCAGGAATTTAAGGAGCCCACGACATGGCAGAAACAGCAGCAGCAAAACCCAACATGCGGGAGATGTTGGAAATCATCTCAGGCCAATCACTGGACGATAACTTCTACCAGCGCCCCGATGCCCAAGAGCTCGTAAGCAAGGCCAGCAACGTTTTGTACGGCGACATCGGGGCCAACATGGATGCCCGTGACTGGGGCGCCATTATGAAGTCGCCTGACGTCTACGCCGCCGCGCGAGACGGCTTAAAAACGATGTACAGCGATCCATCGTACATGGTCGCAAATACAAAGAATCTGATGGCTCAAGGCTATTTGCCTGAGCAAGCGGACTACACATACCAGCAAATGCAAGGGCGCGTCGGTTCGACGTATAGCCCCAACTGGTCAGCTGGGTCAGAGTTTGCAGGCAAGATCGATACCCCGGGCTATCTGGCTGGCGTTCGCAGCGCCGGCAACGATCAAGCTGCGATCGATTCGTTTACCAATTCGTACTGGCAAAAGTATGGCGGCAATCCAATGCTTACAAAGAGCGGTGGGGTAGTAGACGCCGGAACCTCAACGGCCAACCCCGGACTTGGCCAAACAACTACGCCAATCACACCGCCAACAGGGGGTGTCGTGACGCCGGGCGTTAACTCACCTAGCCCGATCACACCTACGCCTACCGGCAGCGTCACGGGCGGAGGCTTGATCACCAATGCCAACAACTTGTCCGGCGGCTTCATCAGCCCGCTTGCCTCGCAAACTGGCAACGTCAATTCCGGCGGCCTGATTTCCGGCGCCGCTAAGCAGCTATTCACAAATCCGGTTACCGTGCAAGCGCCCAGCGTCAAAACGGTTAACCCTTTTGCTACCACTCCACGCTAAGAGGTTTCGGCTATGGCCACACTAAACGAACAAATTGTCAACTATCTGCAAGCCAATCCCGGTTACTCGGACACGCAGATTGCGGCTGACATGGACAAGTACGGCGTGACTATGGAACAGATGGCCGCAGCAACCGGCTCTACGGCGGCCGATGTTCAAAAACGCTACGACACCCAGAAGGCAATCAACGCTTATGGCGCGGCCAATAAGGACCTTGCCGAAACCGATTGGGCGAACCAGATGGCCAAAGCTGGCTGGACCGACCTAGATATTTCGCGGGCTACGGGTGTGCCTTTAAAAGAGGTTGAGGCCCGCCACCAAAGAGCCAACACCACCAACGAATTGACCGGTTTAAAGTCGCAGCTCAGTACGGTGCAAGGTAACTACACGGGTTTGCAAGGCCAACTCGCTTCTTTGCAAAAAGCCTATGACGACCTAAGTAAAAAGCCGATTACCCCGACATCAACACCAACGCTAACGCCAACACCAACCGGCGTTACGCCAACACCAACGGGCGTTACGCCGCAGGAAGCGGCCCCGGCCGGGACGACAGGCGTGGTCTACGGGCCAGACGGTGTGATGTATAGCTCAGCAGCCGCAGCCATTGCCGCAGGTGTAAAAAATTACACAACTACTAAACCCACGGGCTTGGTCACAACCAACAACAACTTGTCAGGCGGTTTTGTTGCGCCAACAACCACACAAACCGGCAACATCAACCCGGGCGGCCTTATATCGGGGGCCGCTACGCAGCTGTTCCAAAATCCAGTCACCGTGCAGGGTCCTAGCGCCAAGACGGTTAACCCGTTCGCCCTCACAAGGTAATGTATGGGAACACTAAGCCGAGACCTCGACGCCTACCAACGCGCGCTGGCCATCTACCAGCGGCGCGGTAATGCGTACAACCGTTCGATTGCGCAGGACCCAAATGGCAACCCGTACCTGATCGCCAAATCGGACTACAACCCTGAAAACATCTACGCTGGCGGAGCCTTGCCGCAGGGCAAAGGCACTTATGGCAGTTTTGGCCAAGCCTCCATCAGAATGGCTGACAAGAACACAGGGGCCGTGAGTATCGCCGAAAATGCGCCGACCTTTGTGGGCGCAACGGACAACGGCGACCCGAACTTTTTGTTGCTTCGACAAAACCCAAGAGGCTATGAGTCCAAGGTGTTTTCGGGTGTGCGAAAGTCTGGCGGTGGCGTGGACGACAACGGGTACCCAATCCCAGAGCAGTTCTACATGAACGGCCCTGCGGATGGCGAGGGCAACCCAACTGCGATCCCCGTGGACATGAATAGGGCGAAGGTGCTTGGCCAGCCTGACGAGAGCGGCAACTACACCATCGAGTATCAGGTGCCCAAGTTTGCCGACAAGCCTGACGACTTCAACATGAAAGCCCCAGATGCAAGCCCTGCTGCGGTTCGCCGTGACCAGCGCCCGTCAGTGGTAGAGCAAGAAGGTGGCTTGATCGGCGAGGTCATAGCGTCAAGGGGTCTCAAAGGCGGCGGAGACTTTCCAGCGCAGCGAGGCTTGATCAACAAAGCTCGCGACGACCGTGCAGCGGCCGCTAAGCTGGAAGAGGAAAAGCTGGCAGCCGAGAAGGCCCGACTTGAGGCTGAAGAGGCTGCACGAAACGCCCCAGCGGACTACGGAAGCGTTTATTAAAAATATGTGTTGCGCGCACACCACGTTCTGTTATAGAATTTCTTCGGGCGAAGTGCGCCCAAAATTTATCAAAGCCAGCCTCGAGCTGGCTTTTTAATTGAATGAACGATTACACCTCTGCAACTTGGCACCTCCTTCGCAAATGGGCTGAAGCCCAGCTCGAACTGGCGCGCAAGAAAAACGATGCTGTCCAGCTCTCCGACATCGAGACAGCAGCGTTGCGTGGTGAGATTCGTTTCATCAAAAGATTTCTCGACCTGCCCAACGAGGCAGCTCGAGGTGTGGTGGTTGAGCCGGATTAACGTCCCGCTTGGCCGTTTTAGTAAGCCGCCTTCGGGCGGTTTTTGTTTGGAGAGCAAAAAGTGGATGAAAACCAACTGTCTTCGGAAGAAGCGCAAAACCTATGGAACGAAGAGGCTGCAAAGCTGGATGCCGACGCTACCGCGTCCGCAACTGAGCTATTAGCCGCTGCGCCGGAAACGCCGCAGGATCTTGAACCAGAACAACTTCGTGACGAAAGAATCGAAGAGTCGCTGCAAACGAAGG